TGATGTGCCGAAGTTATCAGGGCGAGCAGGATTGTTTGATTTAATACCATTTATTCAACTGATATTTTGTAGTTTTTACATAATATAAATTATAAAATACCTTAAATTTTTCAGATCAAACAACCCTGCTCGCCATTGTAAGTACAAACCCTTTCATATAGGTTTATTTAACTTTAACGTACATTACGGTATTTAAACTCCGAACTTCACGGTACCAATTTTAAAAAGGGTTACCCGGGCGAAACGGAAAACTTATCCGACATGCTTATTAGAAGCTCAACCTTGGAACCAGGCATTAATTATGTTTTCCGAAAATATTACCATAAAGTGTCAAAGTTAAGTACACCCATTTGAAAAGGGATGTACTGAACTTTATGATATCTCATATCTAAGGCCGTACAAAGTCATACACCCTTTGGGTGTATGACTTTGTACAGACCGGTATATGTTTTTATATGTTTTTAAAAATAAAAGTCCTAATTAAATATAAAATGGCGGATAAAACCCTTAATTCTTTGAAAAAATGTTTAAGAGACGGTTGTAATTATAAAAGGCACCAAGATATAACTAATAATAATGGTCAATATTGTTGTGGGCGGTGTGAAATTCGTGGGGGCCATGGCTCTTTATGTAAGAAAATCCCTTTTGTAGAAAGATTATTAATAGTGGATAACGAACATGAATATATATCAGGTTTGGCATTTTATAAGATTACAAATTGGTCATTTTGTTTACGCTATCCGTCAAAACTAGAACCGCAAAATTTCAAAATAGGGGATAGAGTATTTCTTGACATAGAATTATTCGAAGACTTTTTAAAAATTCTGAAAGAAACTCCCCCTGCCTCCAAATTTACTCTTATCACGCACAATTCTGATAAATGTTTTTCAGACTATCACTATAATTTAATCAAAGATATTGTAACTAATATTTATGCGATTAATTGCGTTATAGAAAAAGAAAACGTTATACCAATACCTATTGGCTTTAGAGATAAAAATATACCATTATTAAAGTCGGTCTCCAATCAGAAATATGAAAAAGAAATATTGATATACATGAATTTTTCGATTGGAACAAACGCCCAAAAACGGCGACTTTGCTACTTGTATTTTAATGACAAAAACTGGGTAACAAAAAGAAGAAAACGAATACCAATAACCGAATATAACATCGATATGGCAAAATCAAAATATATTATATCACCTCTAGGCGAAGGGATCGATTGTTATCGAGTATACGAATCCATATATTTCGATTGCGTGCCAATTATAAAAAGCAATAGAATGAATATGTTTTATAAAGATTTACCAGTGTTAATAGTTTACACTTGGGGCGAAGTGACAGAAAATATGTTATTGTCAAAATATGAGTATCTTAAAAACCGTTTAGATGCGTGGAAAGAAGCAAATAGCGATTGGTTAAATCCTATGTTTTGGATAAATAGAAAATAAATAACGTTAAATCTCAAAGTTACATTGGTACCGCAAAGTGCCTAAGTTAATTAAATGCCCTTTCAGAGGAGTGTACTTAACTTTAAGGGATTTCATTGGCAAGGATGCACAAAGTTTTACCCCCTTTGGGGGTAAAACTTCGGTATAGGCCGGTACAGACTATATACAGTGAAGTACAGAAGATAAGTGACGCCCATTACCGAATTAGACCCGTGCGGATTTTAAATGAGCGTTTTCAGCATTTTTAGGCGTTAAAATAGAATTCATCCTATTTAGGAAATGGTAGGAAAACAACACTTTTCCGATTATATATTAAGTGCCATAAACCATTATAAACAAACTGGAAACTATATTAAAACCTGTTCTGTATTTGGATGTAAGCATGAAACACTAAAAAGGTGGCATAACAAATACTCTAAAAGAATACCTATAAGTCGTAAAACCAGGAAAGAAGGAGCCTATAAAGTCAATAATGAGTTAGTGCGTTTTGCCAATAATCGTATGAAGGAACACCCTGATATTTTTATAAAGGACTTAACTTGGCGAAATTAAGAAGAAGTTTCCTGATATTTCTGTATCAAGGCAACATCTTGGAGAAATCATTAGAGATAATAATAGAACCAGAAAACGGCTAAGGCATATACACGAACCATTGACATATAGAGGTAAAGAAAGAGACCATAAAAAGGACATTTCCGACTATTTAACAAAAATGAAGGCTTATGATATTAACAAGATTATAGCACTTGATGAAACCGGTATTTACGCGTCTTTACACGGCACTTATGGTCGGTGTGAATTGGGTAAAAGATGTGCTTACAACACTACTGATAATAAGGTATTCAAGAAATACTCCCTATTGATTGCTATAAACGCTAAAGGGGTTGTGGGGTGGAAACTATATGAAGAAGGAGCAGTCAATTCTGACCGCCTAACAGAGTTTATAAGGGATAATATTACTGAGAAGTTTGAAGATAGTATAGTTATTATGGATAATGCTGGGTTTCACAAGACACAAGATGTAAAGCAAGAGATACAAAAGAAGAATAAATTTATCTACACGGTCCCCTATTACCCACGATCCAATCCTATTGAGAACTTTTTTAGTCAGTTGAAATACAATATCAAAAAGGATGCACCAACCTTTTACGCAGACATTAAGAAGGTTGTTGAGAAATCAATAGGAAAAATACAAGAGAAGAACTATAGGAACTATTTCCTATATGCATTTGATAAAGATTCTGTTAAGAAGATTTATACGCATAACTCAACACTGAAAAGAAAAGCCAAAATATATAAAGATTGATAAATAGATGGAAGTTGTTAGGCGTGACCCTGCTAAACAAGCCCTGATAGAGGCTACTTTACAGAGTGTCAAAGGAAGCAAAGCCTATCCTGATATAGAAAGTAAAATTCGGTCAGGTATATACCGAACAAATAGAGCCACCAGAAATCGTAATCGTGCTTTCCTTGAAAAAACAAAGGTACGGCTTACAAAGAAACTTGCAAAAAAGAAATCAAAGCAAGTAAAAGGCGATAGAGCCAAAATAGCCAAGATTGATACTTTGTTGCCTATAATGGAAGACGAAACGAATGTAGAAAATGTCAATAATGCGGGGGGTGAAGATAATAATGCTAATAATAATGAATCGGCTCCCGAAGAAGCACCTGTTCTTGCTCCTTTGGCACAACAAGCACCCATACTTGCCCCTTTGGCACAACAGGAAGAAGCCGACAATGATAACGATGACGAAGAATTACCAGCCGGAGAAAATGTTAGACCAAATAAACCTGTTCTTCAAATGGAGAAGAAAGAATGCGATGAATTATTTGACCCGTGTACTAAAGAGCCAATAGCAACTTTAGAGGCATTAGAAAAACGCATTCGTGATATAAAAAAACAAAGAGATATTATTCCAGTGGGGCTATATGGTCTTACTAACGATACTTCTAACTTTGATTTTTTAACCAAAGTATTTATTGATCCAAAAGTTTCATTAGATGATATGGTTTCATTTCGCCTATCCGCTGGAGGTCAAGTAGGTTCTGATATATACGAAGTGTTATCACGCCTTTTTGTATTTTTTGGAGGGATTGAGAACGTTAATCCAAGACAAAATGGAAACTATAAGTTTATGAAAAAGATAGAAGGAGATGCTCCAGAGGTATATGATGATAGTGTAGATGCCCTTAAACGAATGAAATGCAAGGCTACAAGGGCAATGGGTATAAGTGATATTACTCTAATGAACGTTAGAAATGATAAAAAAGTAATAAAACCTGACGACCCATATTGTGAAGTAGATTGTGATACAAAAGAAAGTGATAATATAAAAACATATTTAATAAGTGTAAAATGGTACAAGGATGAAAAGAATGCCGAACATTATGACCTTGAAAAGTTATTTACTGCAGCACAAAAAATAACAACCGCCGAACAGAAGCCATTAGATATTATAGTATTTTTGAAGAGTAAAAAAGATTTTGAGATAGCACACAACAGGTCTTATCGCCAATATACAAGAGATATAGCAAAAACTTTTTTTGGATGGAATGAAGATGTAAAACCATTCTTAGAAGAGAAAAGAAGAACCATATTTGAATTAGCAAATTTATCAGATATATCACCATTACAGGCATTAGAAATACAATATTTTACACCAAATGCCAAGCCGATTCTTTCCCTTCAATTACATCAAGATATTATAGTTAAGGGTGTATGTGATACATTAGAGACCAGTGATGATAATCTTTATTTGATTGGTGTACTGCCAAGAGGCGGTAAAACATTTATAGCAGGTGGAATCATAAGAGAATATCTAAGAAGAACTAAAACTCCAAATCTAAATACATTTTGGCTTACTGCTGCACCAAATGAAACAATGACACAGGTAAAGGATGAACTATTGAATAGATTCCAGGATTTTTCTGATTTTGAATTTATTGAGGTTAAGTCTGTATCAGATATAAAAAAGACTAAACCACATTCAGTATTTTTCTGTTCCTCACAACTTCTAATAGCGTCCCAAAAGAAAGATGCTAAAAAAAGAGACTTCTTACAGAGTCTATTAAGCGGTAGAGATAGATTGGGTCTTGTATTTTTTGATGAAGCCCATAAAACAGGTACTGGTGATAAAACTAAATTGGAAATACAAAGTATAATACAGACATATAATCATCTCAAGTTGCCGTTTATATTTTTAACTGCCACATATTATAATATACTTTTTGATTATCAAATACAAAAAGCAAATACATTTATTTGGGATTATACAGATGTTTTAGTGACTAGATCCTTGGCTACTGAAACAGAACAAGAGGATGCAGTATCTAATTTACAAGAACGGTTTGGTAAGGAGTTGGTTGATGGTGTTATAGAAAGAAGGAAAGCAAATAACGAAACTCTTGAAACTATGGCTAAAGCATATATTGGATTTCCTGACCTATTTTTTATATCCGCCGATTTTCAAGAGGAAGCATTACATCGTTTTACAGAACAAGGAAAGTATAGACCTGATTCTGGATTTAGTCTATCATCTATATTTGCTATAAGGCAAGGTATAACTATTGTTGATATAAAAACAGAAGAAAATAAAATCAGGAAAGACGCGTATAAGATATTTGATAATTTAACTAACCCTAAAAATATCATAAGCCTTATAACTCCAAAAGAGACATTTGATATTCAAGATATATTAGCAGTGGCAGGTGGTGAACCATTGGCTAAAGAAGAAGGGTCTATCATTGAACCATCATTATTGGGTCGTATAAATAAAATGAGTAGCGATGCAAAGAGTCGCTTTAGATTAGACGAACAGCCTACATTGTTAATGTTTATGCCTACTGGTGGTGTAGGAACTAATATTTTTTATCTATTATGTGCTTGGGCTTCATTGCTAATGACACACAAATGGTGGAGAGAGAATTATGAAATAGCCTGTATAGTATCTGAAGAAAATATTGGCGCGGATGCGGTTGGTGAATTAGTTCATATGGAACTACAAGCATCTGAGAACATACATATAATAAGTAAGAATCCAAAGGCAAGTATTCTAAGCCTTGAACGAAAACTACATTGCCAAAGTGTACCAAAAGGACTTCTTGTTTTGGCAGGTGAAAAGTTAAGTATGGGTATTAGTTTGCCGTGTACGGATGTTGTATTCTTATTTAATGAAAAGAAGTCGCCTGATGATATAATACAAAAAATGTATAGAGCATTAACTCCAAGCCCTGGTAAAAAGTCTGCGTTTATCGTGGATCTTAACCCAGTTAGAACTTTGGCTGCGATTTATGGATATACAAGAGCATCACACGAATCGTCTAACACAGCGTCGCAGATTTTAGATATTATTTATGATACTTATTCGTGGGATTCTGATATATTTGAGTATAATTTGAAGAAAGGTTCTGATGCAAAGCCCTTATCCTTTCAGGATAAACTACGCCAGTTGTTTGAGATGGCTGAGAAAGACCCTTCTAATGAGTATAGAATTAATGAAGATATAGGTGGTTTTGAGAAGAAGTTAGGGGATAATATAAAGCGTGGTATGGATTCTGAATTTGTAAGCAAAATAGCAGGGCAGTTTAGTTCTAAGAAGTTAGAAACAACATTAGGTCGTATAGGCTTACAAGAAGGTAGTAAAATAACTCTTGAGAATGGGAGGCTTATTATAAGAGCACCGAAAGAACCAGTTGAACCTCAAGTAGCACCTATTCCCGGTGAAGACATAGAAATAATAATAGACAACTTTATTGAGACTATAGCAGATTTTGTCAAATATCTTGCCATTACAAGTACTGCTTCAACACTTGAAGGTGCTTTAGAAGAATATGAAAGCAATATAACAAATCAAGAAGGAAGTAGTCTCCGACGAAATGTTCTGCGTCTTGTTCGTTCAAGGACAGAAATCAAAGAGGGAAAGGATAAAGAACTATTATCTAAACTTTTGATTGCAGCCGTAAAAGATTTCGCATTCAATAGTAGCGAACGGGTCTTTCGTCAGATGAAAGGCAAAATAGATGAACCTTCAACACGAAAAGACAAGATTCTTGCTATAATCCATAAGCGTTTGACACCAAGGCAAAAGCAAAAAAAGGACTTAGGGGAAGTTTTTACACCAATAGAACTAATTGAAGATATGCTTTCTCATTTGCCTAAATCTGATTGGTCTAATCCTAAACTAAAATGGTTAGATCCTGCTAATGGCATTGGTAATTTTCCAGTAGTTGTATTTTATAAGTTAGATGAAGGGTTGAAAACATTGGGAAATAATAAAGAACTTGGTGTAGATTTTTCTAATGAAAAGCAAAGGCGAAAATATATTATTGAAAATATGATTTATATGATGGAAATACAATCAAATAATAATCGCATAGCACGAAATATATTTACCAGTTTATGTGAATCCTGTACTCCTAATATTTGGACGATTGATACATTGAAGACTACAAATGAAAAAATAAAAGAACATTTTCATGTAGATAATTTTGATAGAGTTATAGGAAACCCACCATTTCAAGCATTTCAAGAAGCCGAAGGTAAAAGAGGAGGTGGTGATGAACTATATATGAAGTTTGTTAAAAAATCTATTGAACTATTAAAATCTGATGGATTCTTAGTATTCGTTCATCCTCCTTCGTGGCGTAAACCTGAATTTAATGAGGGCAGAAAGAAAAGTAAAAATGCCGGTATGTTTGACCTAATGGCACACGAAAATCAAATAGTATATCTTGAAATACATAGTATGAAAGATGGTATGAAAATATTCAAAGCAGGGACAAGATATGATTTTTACGTAATGAAAAAAACAATAGCAAATACAGATACAAAAATAAAAGATATGCACGGGCATATATCTGATGTTGATTTGCGCGATTTTGAATTTTTACCAAATTTTAACATAGAGAATGTATTAAAGTTATTTCCTAAAAAAACAGAGCATATATGCGAATTGGGAAAGTTCAATGAGGGAACTAATAAATATGAAAATGACCCTTGTATTTTATATGAGCGTTCTGCATATGGGGGCGATAAAGCATGGGTTTCTCAAGGAGAAACCTCTCAATATAAATATCCATTAGTACACGCAACATTGAAAGATGGTGCTAAATTTTTCTACTCAAATACAAAAGATAAGGGTTTTTTTGGAATACCAAAGGTAATATTCGGAGATGGTGGTATTAATGAACCATTTATAGATATGGAAGGAAAATATGGTATGACTCAACACGCTATTGGATTAGTCATAAAAGATAAGAAAGATGCTGATAAATTAAAGACCTTTTTACAATCTAATTTTTTTAAAAATATATTATCTGCTTGCATGTGGAGTACATATGGGATAGACTGGCGTCTTTTTACATATTTCAAGAGAAACTTTTGGGATTTGGATGTAAATTTAGACGAACATATAATACACGGCTCAAATGATGAACAAAATATAGGAGGAGGAGGTGGTGGAAAGCAACGCAGATTTACACGCAAAGTAAGACGCGTATAACCTCTTTATAAATATATCATACCATTATTCACATAATAAAGGTATGAAGTACAAGTCCGTAAAAATTGACGATTTCCAGTCGTAAATAGCACTTAGCAAAATATATACTCCTTCTTACAAGTTCAAGAAGATGATTTGTGCCCACAACAGGGACGATAGGCATAAGATTCTTGACCCGATTAAGAACTGGCTGATGCAACAGATTTCGGTAGATCCAAGGGCTTCAGCATGTTATGCTTCTATTCAAGAGGCATATCAGGTGAATAGTTGGGCTGATAATAAGGCTTTCAAGGAACATTATCTGTGGCATATGATGTCTAACCACGATAGTTGTGTATCATTCCAGGAGATTGTCAAAGCAAAAGGTGTACCGATAAAGAACATAGCTGTAGCAATCAAGGATGCAAATACAGAGCCACGCAAAGCAATCCCTAAGAAGATTCGTGGAGAGGCTTGGAAAATCCAGTTTGGCGACTCTACAAAGGGTTCTTGCTTCTGTTGTAAAAAGGAGTTAGATGTATTTGATGACTAGCACGCAGGTCATATTGTATCGCATTCAAATAATGGAACAGATACGGCAATTAATCTAAGACCTGTTTGTGGGTCTTGTAATAAATCAATGGGGACTGAAAATATGGACGCTTTTAAGGCAAGATGCTATCCAAATTGAGTAGTTTCTCAAATAGGATAAAATCTTTTTTGTAGGCGATTTATTCAAAAAAAACGCTCATTTAAAATCCGCACGGGTCTAATTGTAGTAAAAAAAGTTGTACAACTTCGGTACTGACCGGTTCCTAACTTCTGCACTGGCTGGTATGTGATTAGTGTACCCGGACAATTTCGGCACTTTATAATAGTTAGTTTAAGTTATTCTTACAAGAAGGCACGTAAAAAGGCTATTAAAATATTCTTAGCGATTGTTATTATGAAACTCAAACTAAGTATGCGTGTTAAAAACAATTTTGTATTCAATAATGATTATCAGTCTTTCCAAAGTGTGGATAAATTAATTAAATACATATTTTTCGAAGATTTACAAATAGAAATCAGCGACGACAATTTCGATGCGGTGCTATATGCTATTTTAAATAAGAAAAATGATGTAATTACTACTCCAAATAAAATAAACATACTTTTTTCAGTAGAAAACTGTAGTTTTCGTAAAGGAAAATATCCACAATATGAAAAATACGGGGACTACGGGGATACACAAGTATCAATATATTTCTACAATCATATAGATAAGTGCGTTTTAACGGATAAATATATAGCAATACCATTGATTTATACCCAGGTGGATTATTTTAAACGTTATCACGATATATATACCCCATCTTTACATGTTCCATTTAGTCAAAAGAAGTTTTGTATAATTGCTACAGATTTACGTGTACGCACAGAAGAAAAAAACGCAATTATAGATGCATTGAAAAAAATAGGCCCTTGTGATGACTTATATTCTCATAAACATAAAATATCTACTAAATCATGTTATCATTCAACTGCGTTTTTAAATGTATTGCAACAATACAAGTTTGTATTAGTATGTGAAAACTCGGTTACAGATGGTTATATAACAGAAAAGATATTTAATTGTTTTTTCGCTCGCTCAATTCCTATTTACAATGGGTCAAATAAGATTGAACATTATTTTAATAAACAGGGCTTTATTAACGCAAATTATGTAATTAATTTGGATAAAATAAAAGAGATTAACGAAAACGAACAATTATTCAATGAAATTATAAATACAAATAAAATAAATAAATATGATGACGAAGATTACAAAACTAAATTAAAAACATTTATTAAAAATATTCTGCCATCACCGACTATAGACAACTATGAAATTCCAAAAAAAACCAAGTGTATTCGACCTAACTGTTTATTTACAATACATACAAACGTCGAAAATAATGATGGAAAACACTGTTGTCAGATGTGTAAAAATAATGGGACGCACGGAGGTTTATGCCAAAAAAATTTTGCATATTTACCGGCCAGTGCCGAAGTTAGCTAAGTCCAAAGGGTACAACTTTGGGTACAGAGGCAGTCGCGGCGTTCATCCAACTTCGGCACAGGTCGGTACTTATCTTCGGCAATTTACGGTACCTGATACGTCTATCAGTGTAAGCATAGTTATTTGTGTTTAATATGATTTATTAAACTTATATTTTGTAGTTTTTACATAATATAAATTGTAAAATAAGTTAATTTTAAATATGAAACACCCCCTATTTACAATTCTTCGTACGGTCGTAGCTGTGAAGTGTCATAAAGTTAAGTACACCCCTCTGAAAGAAGGTGTACTTAACTTATGCACTTCACTGTATAGATTCGTTAGTTTATGGCCGAAATTCCAAATATTCGTTTCCAGATTCATCAAATAGATGAACCTGACCACAAAATAAGCGTTTTTTAATGGGAACACGAAATGGAGATTGTAATTGAGGGTCTTCGTGTCGTTTAAACCGATCGTGAATAACCGCATTTGATTTTAATCTTGGATAAAAAATCTCCGCCAAAAAATATTGGTCTATTTTTTTCTTTTTTAAACTTCCAGAATTATTTTTAAACCATTCGTCAATAAGTTCCGTCATAGAAACATGTAAGCCCGATTTTCTCATACCCCATAAACCACCAAGAATGGGGGCACGATGAGCGTCATGATCTCTAACAATATGAAGCTGTTTATCAGATTTTATAAAATCTTCCATACAACTTAAATCTCTTTCGTGCGGGCGACTGTCAGCATCTCTGACAAACATTATAGAACAGTCCGGTTCATCAATAGCCTTGAAACGGTCAAACATATTCTGAATACCGGGTTTTTTAAGAACATTTACAATTTTAACAATAGGTATTTCCAAAAGATTTTTTATTATATCAGCAGGCACATCTTCGGCCACATATATTTGAATTACAGACTCGGGGAAAAGTTTATACAATATCTGCGAATTAATTATCATTCCTCGTGTGTATTTTGGCAAGGAACCCCATAATGAATATGAAAAATAAATCTTCCCTTCTGATTCGATCATATAATATTAGCTATTCTTATAATCTAAATGAAAACCCGTACATTTATTTAAAAAATAAAGGAGCTATTCTACCATAGCCATCACATAACTTGTAAAACATGTTACGATTATCTTTAAAAATATGTGTTAAAATAACCTGTTCAGTCCATATGTTTTTTTTGTCAATTAATTTATCAATATACATCCTGTATATTTCAGCAAATTGGTTTACAAAACTTTTATGCATAACAAACGTTCCGGACACATGATGATAGTAATTTGTGTTCGAAACTTGGGATTCATCGTATGGTAGTAAAAGGTCAGACCGCGAGTATATAAATTTGTCTTTAGGAAGACTATTAATTAATTTTTCATTGATATAATTATTAGGCGGTTTCATCATACGGTATACACACATTCCAGCATCAATCCAAAAAAACCATTCGCTATTAAATGGGTTTATTTCACTAGCTTTTTGAACCATAAATACCTTTTCATTCCAAATAACGTTTAATTCTACACTAGGGCAATGTTTCCAATGTTTTCGCATTTTATCTTTCAGCGGATATGCATAAAAATCTTTAATATCGCATATCACATAATGTGTAGGCAAATCCTTTCGGAAACTTTTAATTAGTTCTATATTTTCTTTATCAGTAAAAAATACATAGGGACAATTTATAGAAAGTGTGTTAGTAAACCACGTATTATATTTTTCGTTATGTTTGTTTTTTACCGGGAAATAGCCCGATACACAAGTTAACAAGACCATTTATAAATAATTTCATTTTAAAATCTCCCTATATCCGCAAATAAAGGCTGTCGGTAATTGCAATCTCCCGCAACAATCCTACCTTTGCCGCTGTCATGCGTTCAACCATTTCGCCATGTTCGCAGTATGTAGCCAGACTAATCCATTCATCCGCAATATTTGCCAAGCGAAGTATAGTACGCATAAGGTTACCCTCATAGAAGCCATAGTCGTCGCATAACGTCGCCGAATTTTCACCATGTAGCCACCGCCAAACCGGCTCAACCCAGTTTAGCGAAAGATTCCAGTAATTATCCGATGGGATATTAAATGTGCCCTCGATTTTACAAAACTTGGCTGCTACGGAATCAATATCGTAAAGATAATTACACACATCCTTGGAAACACGAAGATCGGAAACTCGTAATAACCCGTCATTCTCACTTCCAGCCTTTTCATTAATAAACGCGGCAAGCAATGTAAGAATAGTTTCCGCCTTTGCGTCTTTCAAGAGCCCAGAGGCATAGATGTCAGCCGTAACAAGTGAATGAGCCTCATTAACTTCCGTAGCTAGCACGCCACGTAAGGTCAAGTCGCTAACACTAATGTTTTCCGCGTCAGAACCTACTTTCAGAAATCCAGCAGCCTTTAGAAAATCCAGCCGTGGTTCAATCAGAGACTCATACTTATCACAACAGGCAACATCGGCCTTTTTCTTTTCAATTGCCAAACCAGACCGTTTCAGCGTAGGCATCTGAGCCCAGCCGTTAACCCAGCGTGGCCCGTTGTGCCCATTTTTCCACGTTTCCAAGGCACGTTGAGCGGCCTTGCGAGCAGCATTTCCGGTCCCTTTGACAGCATCCTCAAGTTGTGCCCGCTTATCAAGCTCGGCATAGTCTTCGTCGGAAATCGTGGCCCTAATCTTCGCATACTCCTCCTCCATAGCCAATAGCTCCTTTTCAAGAATAGCCTTTGTGACCATTTTTTGCTTATACCAATAAGAGTCTTTCAGAATATTGACCCACTTAAGACTGCCCGATTGAATCGTCTTAAGCAGAAATTCGTAATGAAAGTCCATACGTGACTCAATCGCCTGTGTAGATCCCTTCATCATTGACCGCACCTCTTCAGGAAACGCCGTCTTTCGCTGTGGCAAATAGATAACAACGCCCTTTTCGTCAATCCCCCGCCGCCCTGCCCGTCCAGCCATCTGTAGATACTCAGCCGTATAAAGACACCGCAGATCCGCTTTTTCCGTATCATATTTATGAAGATCAAGAAACACCGCCGTCTTAGTGGGCATATTGATACCCACTGCAAATGTTTCAGTACAGAATAAGACCTTAATAAGCCCCTTTGCAAATAGAATTTCAACAATCTCCTTCAAAAGTGGTAGCAAACCAGAGTGGTGATAAGCAATCCCCCGCTTCAGCAAATCACAAAGCTGATAATACTGTCGCGTTTGAACTACTGACGGATAGCGGTGTAGGTGGAAATCAATAATGTGCTTAACCGATGCAGAATCACCACTTTCAATAAGCGTCGCCTCAACCTTATCGGCATACTTTTCACAGTCCTTACGACTAAATACGAAACACAGAGCAGGTAACAAACCACGGCTATCAAGAAGGTTGATTGTCCTATTCATTTTATGTAGAAATGACTGGACGGTGACCTTACCACCTACTGCCCCCTCATGGCCGGCGGCACGAGCATCTTTAACCATCATTTTAAACTTATCGGCCTTATCCATCAGCCCAAGTTCAGCACGAACCCACCCCTTATATGCACAGTCGTTATAGTTATCCTTTTCGTCCATAATGGTGACCAGTTTTTCCTCGGCAAAATCAATTACATTATGAGTCAACGGCACAACACGGTGTTGTGTGGAGATTAAAACACAGGGTTTCTGTTTCAGGTCACCAATCCACCCTGCAAACTCCTCAGGGGCGGCAAGAGTCGCCGACAACATGATAAGGTTCACTGACG